CATACAAGCTAGGTTAAAAGTAGGCGACAAAGTAGAAGTTAAGACGATTGGATATAGAATACACTTTTTAAATTTATATCCGGTCTTATACGAAGCAAAGAAGGTAGATAAACAATGATTAAACAAATACTAAGACTATTATTCTTACTAGCAATGTATGAGCTAGGTAAGTATGTAACTGAACAAGTATATATTATGATGACGGCTAATGATGATGTAGAGGCGCCGAGTGACTTTGAAAAAATCAGAGCTGAAGTTTCATGGTAATAGATATTATCATTTTTGAATTAATTATATTAATGTGTTTAGCAATAGCACTGGAGGTGTTGTAAATATGTGGATTGTCATTTCAATTGTTTTATCTATATTTTTATTGATCTTGTTAAGTAGCATTTCTCATAAGATGAAAACCATAGAAGCATTGGAGTATATGAATGCTTATCTTTTCAAGCAGTTAGTAAAAAATAATGGTGTTGAAGGTTTAGAAGATTATGAAAATGAAGTTGAACGAATTAGAAAAAGATTCAAAAGCTAAAGAGAGGCGTTGGCTTCTCTGCTCTATCTAAAATAATGAAAGGAGCCGAACATGTTAGACAAAGTCACTCAAATAGAAACAATTAAATATGATCGTGATGTCTCATATTCTTATGCTGCTAGTCGCCTATCCACACATTGGACTAATCACAATATGGCTTGGTCTGACTTTATGCAGAAGCTAGCACAAACAGTTAGAACTAAAGAAGATTTAACTGAGTACAATAAAATGTCTAAGTCCGAACAAGCAGATATAAAAGATGTTGGCGGATTTGTCGGCGGTTATTTAAAAGAAGGTAAACGGCGTGCTGGTCAAGTCATGAATCGTTCAATGCTAACACTTGATATCGATTATGCTGCTCAAGATATGACCGACATATTATCTATGTTTTATGATTTTGCATATTGTTTATATTCAACACATAGGAATTATACCAACAAGCAAATGCTAGATTATACAGACAAGGACAAAATCATACGACTATTATTCATCATATCATGACCGATAACACAATAGATCAAAGAGTATATAAAGCTTTACAAAATAAAGAACTAACGCAAGAAGAATTGATGAAAGCTATTAAAGCAAGAATAGCTAAGCATAAGTAATGGAGGTATAAGATGGGAAAGGCATCATATGATATTAAGCCAGGAACATTTAAATATATTGAATCAGAAATATATAATTTAAATGAGAACAAGAAAGAGATAAATAGATTGAGAATGGAGATACTTAACCCAACGAAAGAACTAGACACCAACATTGTGTATGGACCGTTACAAAAAGGAGAGCCAGTTAGAACAACTGAGTTAATGGCGACAAGGTTATTGACTAATAAGATGTTACGTAACTTAGAAGAGATGGTTGAAGCAGTTGAAAGTGAGTACTTAAAGTTACCTGAAGATCATAAGAAAGTAATAAGGTTAAAGTATTGGAATAAAGATAAGAAGCTAAAGATAGAACAAATAGGGGATGCTTGTCACATGCATCGCAATACAGTTACTACAATACGAAAGAACTTTGTTAAAGCGATAGCGTATCATGCAGGTATCAAATAACATTGTGCAAAGATTGTGCAAAAGGCCTACAAATCTGTAGTAATATGATAGTATCGGATAGATGTATAAAGTTATCTAAAAGTTATACGACACAAGTACATGAGGCACATCGCTAAGCGGTGTGTCTTTTGTTATGCAATCAAAGAGGTGTAAGAGATGACCAAGCATAATAACATCTATAAGCATGGCCGTAAGTCATATCAATACGATTGGTTCTATCATTCAAAAGCATGGAAGAAGTTAAGAGAGATTGCATTAGATAGAGATAATTATCTTTGTCAAATGTGTTTACGTGAAGATGTTGTAACAGATGCAAACCTAGTGCATCACATTATTTATGTTGATGAAGATTTTAACAAAGCTTTAGACTTGGATAATTTGATGTCTGTTTGTTATAGCTGTCATAACAAAATTCATGCAAACGATAATGATAAAAGCAATCTAAAAAAAATTAGAGTTCTAAAAATTTAAATAAAAAAATATAGCCCCCTGCCCATCGGCTTAAAATGTTTTTTCGCCGGGTACCGGCGGGGGCCCTTCGCTTGCAACGCGGATAAACTTTTATGAAAGGGGGTCTTTATATGAAATTAACAAAAAAACAGCTGAAAGAATATATAGAGGATTATAAAAAATCTGATGACATATTAATTAATTTGTATATAGAAACGTATGAATTTTATTGTCGGTTAAGAGATGAACTTAAAAATAGTGATTTGATGATAGAGCATACAAACAAGGCTGGTGCGAGCAATATTGTTAAGAATCCATTAAGCATAGAACTGACAAAAACAGTTCAAACACTAAATAACTTACTCAAGTCTATGGGTTTAACTGCAGCACAAAGAAAAAAGATAGTTCAAGAAGAAGGTGGATTCGGTGACTATTAAAGTTTTAAATGAACCTTCACCAAAACTATTAACAACATGGTATGCAGAGCAAGTCACTCAAGGGAAAATAAAAACAAGCAAATATGTTAAAAAAGAATGTGAGAGACACCTTAGATATCTAGAAAATGGAGGTAAATGGGTATTTGATGAAGAATTAGCGCACCGTCCTATTCGATTCATAGAAAAGTTTTGTAAACCTTCCAAAGGATCTAAACGTCAACTTGTATTACAACCATGGCAACATTTTATTATTGGCAGTTTGTTTGGTTGGGTTCATAAAGAAACAAAACTGCGCAGGTTTAAAGAAGCTTTGATATTTATGGGGCGAAAAAATGGTAAAACAACTACTATATCTGGTGTTGCTAACTATGCTGTTTCTCAAGATGGAGAAAACGGCGCTGAAATCCATCTTTTAGCAAACGTAATGAAACAAGCTAGAATATTATTCGATGAATCTAAGGCGATGATAAAAGCTAGCCCAAAGCTTGATAAAAATTTCAGAACATTAAGAGATGAAATCCATTATGACGCAACGATATCAAAAATTATGCCCCAAGCATCAGATAGCGATAAGTTAGATGGATTGAATACACACATGGGGATTTTTGATGAAATTCATGAATTTAAAGACTATAAATTGATTTCAGTTATAAAAAACTCAAGAGCTGCAAGGTTACAACCTCTTCTCATCTACATTACGACAGCAGGGTATCAATTAGATGGTCCACTTGTTGATATGGTAGAAGCGGGAAGAGACACCTTAGATCAAATCATAGAAGACGAAAGAACTTTTTATTATTTAGCATCTTTGGATGATGACGATGATATTAATGATTCGTCGAACTGGATAAAAGCAAATCCCAACTTAGGTGTCTCTATAAATTTAGATGAGATGAAAGAAGAGTGGGAAAAAGCTAAGAGAACACCAGCTGAACGTGGAGATTTTATAACCAAAAGGTTTAATATCTTTGCTAATAATGACGAGATGAGTTTTATTGATTACCCAACACTCCAAAAAAATAATGAAATTGTTTCTTTAGAAGAGCTGGAAGGCAGACCATGCACGATTGGTTATGATTTATCAGAAACAGAGGACTTTACAGCCGCGTGTGCTACTTTTGCGTTAGATAATGGTAAAGTTGCAGTTTTATCGCATTCATGGATTCCTAAGCACAAAGTTGAATATTCTAACGAAAAAATACCCTATAGAGAATGGGAAGAAGATGGCTTATTAACAGTGCAAGATAAGCCTTATATTGACTACCAAGATGTTTTAAATTGGATAATTAAGATGAATGAGCATTATGTAGTAGAAAAAATTACTTATGATAGAGCGAACGCATTCAAACTAAATCAAGAGTTAAAAAATTACGGGTTTGAAACTGAAGAAACAAGACAAGGAGCTTTGACCTTGAGCCCTGCATTGAAGGATTTAAAAGAAATGTTTTTAGATGGGAAAATAATATTTAATAATAATCCTTTAATGAAATGGTATATCAATAATGTTCAGTTGAAACTAGACAGAAACGGAAACTGGTTGCCGTCTAAGCAAAGCAGATATCGTAAAATAGATGGCTTTGCAGCATTTTTAAACACATATACAGATATTATGAATAAAGTTGTTTCTGATAGTGGTGAAGGAAACATAGAGTTTATTAGTATTAAAGACATAATGCGTTAAGGAGGTGAATGTTATCGCAAAAGAGAATATTGTCACACGCATAAAGAAAAAATTGATAGACAATTGGATTGATCAGTCAACTTCTAAGCTTTATGACTTTAGCCCATGGAAAAATAAATCTTTTTGGGGTGTAATCAATAATACGCTTGAAACTAATGAAACGATATTTTCAGCTATTACAAAGTTATCTAATTCGATGGCTAGTTTGCCCTTGAAAATGTATGAAGATTATAAAGTAGTTAATACAGAAGTATCTGATTTACTTACAGTGTCACCGAATAATTCTCTGAGCAGTTTTGATTTTATTAATCAAATTGAAACAATCAGAAATGAAAAAGGTAATGCATATGTGCTAATTGAACGAGACATCTATCATCAACCATCAAAGCTTTTCTTATTAAATCCAGATGTTGTTGAAATGTTAATTGAAAACCAATCACGTGAACTTTATTATTCCATTCATGCTGCAACTGGAAATAAATTGATTGTTCATAATATGGACATGTTGCATTTTAAACACATCGTGGCATCTAATATGGTGCAAGGCATTAGTCCGATTGATGTGTTGAAGAATACAACTGATTTTGATAATGCAGTAAGAACCTTTAATCTTACAGAAATGCAAAAACCTGATTCTTTCATGCTTAAATATGGTTCCAATGTAGGTAAAGAAAAAAGGCAGCAAGTGTTAGAAGATTTCAAACAGTACTATGAAGAAAACGGTGGAATATTATTCCAAGAGCCTGGTGTTGAAATCGAACCGTTACCTAAAAAATATGTCTCTGAAGATATAGTGGCAAGCGAGAATTTAACAAGAGAAAGAGTAGCTAACGTTTTTCAATTGCCCTCAGTATTCTTAAATGCAAGATCAAATACAAATTTCGCGAAAAATGAAGAGTTAAACAGATTTTACTTGCAGCATACCTTATTGCCAATCGTCAAACAGTATGAAGAAGAATTTAATCGGAAACTACTTACTAAAACAGACAGAGAAAAAAATAGGTATTTTAAATTTAACGTTAAATCTTATTTAAGGGCTGATAGTGCAACACAAGCAGAAGTGTACTTTAAAGCAGTTCGTAGTGGTTACTACACTATAAATGACATTAGAGAGTGGGAAGATTTACCACCAGTTGAAGGTGGAGATAAGCCGCTAATAAGCGGTGATTTATACCCAATTGACACGCCACTTGAATTAAGAAAATCTTTGAAAGGTGGTGATAAAAATGTCAATGAAAGCTAAGTATTTTCAAATGAAAAGAAAATCAAAAAGTAAAGGTGAAATATTTATTTATGGTGATATTGTAAGTGATAAATGGTTTGAAAGTGATGTAACTGCTACAGATTTCAAAAATAAACTAGATGAACTAGGAGACATCAGTGAAATAGATGTTCATATAAATTCATCTGGAGGCAGTGTATTTGAAGGGCATGCAATATACAATATGCTAAAAATGCATCCTGCAAAAATTAATATCTATGTCGATGCCTTAGCGGCATCAATTGCTAGTGTTATCGCTATGAGTGGTGACACTATTTTTATGCACAAAAATAGTTTTTTAATGATTCATAATTCATGGGTTATGACTGTAGGTAATGCAGAAGAATTAAGAAAGACAGCGGATTTACTTGATAAAACAGATGCTGTTAGTAATTCAGCGTATTTGGATAAAGCAAAAAACTTAGATCAAGAACAATTAAAGCAGATGTTAGATGCAGAAACATGGCTTACTGCTGAAGAAGCCTTATCTTTTGGCTTAATAGATGAAGTTTTAGGAGCTAATGAAATAGCTGCTAGTATCTCTAAAGAGCAGTATAAGCGTTTCGAGAACGTCCCGGAAGATTTAAAGAAAGATGTAGACAAAATCACAAAAATTGATGATGTAGATACATCTGAATTGGTTGGAACACCTAAAGAAAGTATGTCACTAGAAGAAAAAGAAAAAAGAGAAAAAATTAAACGCGAATGCGAAATTTTAAAAATGACAATGAGTTATTAGGAGGAAATGAAATGCCGACATTATATGAATTAAAACAATCATTAGGTATGATTGGACAACAATTAAAAAATAAAAATGATGAGTTGAGTCAGAAAGCAACAGATCCAAATATTGATATGGAAGACATCAAACAACTAGAAACAGAAAAAGCAGGCTTACAACAAAGATTTAACATTGTTGAAAGACAAGTACAAGACATTGAAGAAAAAGAAAAAGCGAAAGTTAAAGACACAGGAGAAGCTTATCAATCTTTAAATGATCATGAGAAGATGGTTAAAGCTAAGGCAGAGTTTTATCGTCACGCGATTTTACCAAATGAATTTGAAAAACCTTCAATGGAGGCACAACGTTTATTACACGCTTTACCAACAGGTAATGATTCAGGTGGAGATAAGCTCTTACCAAAAACACTTTCTAAAGAAATTGTTTCAGAACCATTTGCTAAAAACCAATTACGTGAAAAAGCTCGTCTAACTAACATTAAAGGTTTAGAGATTCCAAGAGTTTCATACACTTTAGACGATGATGATTTCATTACAGACGTAGAAACAGCAAAAGAATTAAAATTAAAAGGTGATACAGTCAAGTTCACTACTAATAAATTCAAAGTATTTGCTGCAATTTCAGATACTGTAATTCATGGATCAGATGTAGATTTAGTAAACTGGGTTGAAAACGCACTACAATCAGGATTAGCAGCTAAAGAGCGTAAAGATGCCTTAGCAGTAAGTCCTAAATCTGGATTAGAACACATGTCATTTTATAATGGATCTGTTAAAGAAGTTGAGGGAGCAGACATGTATGATGCTATTATTAACGCTTTAGCAGATTTACATGAAGATTACCGTGATAACGCAACAATTTATATGCGATATGCAGATTATGTCAAAATTATTAGTGTTCTTTCAAATGGAACAACAAATTTCTTTGACACACCAGCAGAAAAAGTATTTGGCAAACCAGTAGTATTTACAGATGCAGCAGTTAAACCTATTGTGGGAGATTTCAATTATTTTGGAATTAACTATGATGGAACAACTTATGACACTGATAAAGATGTTAAAAAAGGCGAATATTTGTTTGTATTAACAGCATGGTATGATCAGCAACGTACATTAGACAGTGCATTCAGAATTGCAAAAGCAAAAGAAAATACAGGTTCATTACCCAGCTAAACCCCAAAAGGTTAATGTAACAGCTAAGGCTAAATCAGCTGTAATATCAGCCGAATAGGGGTGATGAAATGAGTTTGGAAGAAATTAAATTGTGGTTGAGAATTGACTATAATTTCGAAAATGATTTAATTGAAGGTCTCATTCAATCGGCTAAGTCTGAATTATTATTAAGTGGGGTTCCAGATTATGACAAAGATGACTTGGAATACCCGCTTTTTTGTACAGCGATTAAATATATCATTGCAAGAGATTATGAAAGTCGTGGATACTCAAATGACCAATCTAGAAGCAAGGTGTTTAATGAAAAAGGATTGCAAAAAATGATTTTGAAATTAAAAAAGTGGTAGGTGATTTTTAAATGGAATTTAATGAATTTAAAGATCGCGCGTATTTTTTTCAATATATAAACAAAGGACCATATCCAGATGAAGAGGAAAAAATGAAATTGTATAGTTGCTTTTGTAAAATATATAATCCTTCTATGAAAGATAGAGAAATTTTAAAAACGACTGAATCAAAATCAGGATTAACCATAATTGTTAGGTCTTCTAAAATTGAATATCTACCACAAACAAATCACTTAGTTAAAATTGACAGTGCATTATATTCCGATAAATTATTCAACATTGTAGAAATAAGAATTGATACACCAGATATTGGCTATAATACAGTGGTTTTATCAGAAAAATGAGTGTAGAAATTAAAGGGATACCTGAAGTGTTGAAGAAATTAGAATCGGTATACGGTAAACAAGCAATGCAAGCTAAGAGTGATAGAGCTTTAAATAAAGCATCTGAATTTTTTATAAAGACTTTAAAGAAAGAATTCGAGAGTTTTAAAGATACGGGTGCTAGTATAGAAGAAATGACTAAATCTAAACCTTATACAAAAGTTGGCAGTCAAGAAAGAGCTGTTTTAATTGAATGGGTAGGTCCTATGAATCGCAAAAACATTATTCACTTGAATGAACATGGTTATACAAGAGATGGTAAAAAATATACACCAAGAGGTTTTGGAGTTATTGCAAAAACATTAGCTGCTAGTGAAAGGAAGTATAGAGAAATTATAAAAAAGGAGTTGGCCAGATAAATGAATATATTAAACACTGTAAAAGGAATTTTATTATCTGATGCAGAGCTCCAAACATATATAAATTCTAGAATATACTATTATAAAGTCACTGAAAATGCTGAAACTTCCAAACCTTTTGTTGTTATTACACCTATTTATGATTTACCTTCAGACTTTATGTCTGATAAATATCTTAGTGAAGAATACTTAATTCAAATAGATGTAGAATCTTCAAATAATCAGAAAACAATTGATATAACAAAACGAATAAGATACCTGTTATATCAACAAAATTTAATTCAAGCATCTAGTCAGTTAGATGCTTATTTTGAAGAAACTAAACGTTATGTGATGTCGAGACGTTATCAAGGCATACCAAAAAATATATATTATAAAAATCAGCGCATCGAATAGGTGTGCTTTTTAATATTTAAGGAGGAAATAAGCAATGGCAGAAGGACAAGGTTCTTATAAAGTAGGTTTTAAAAGATTATACGTTGGAGTTTTTAACCCAGAAGCAACAAAAGTAGTTAAACGCATGACATGGGAAGATGAAAAAGGTGGTACAGTTGACCTAAATATCACAGGTTTAGCACCAGATTTAGTAGATATGTTTGCATCTAACAAACGTGTATGGATGAAAAAACAAGGTACTAATGAAGTTAAGTCTGACATGAGTATTTTCAATATTCCAAGTGATGATTTAAACACAGTTATTGGACGTACTAAAGATAAAAATGGTACATCTTGGGTAGGAGAGAATACAAGAGCACCGTATGTAACAGTAATTGGCGAATCGGAAGATGGTTTAACAGGTCAGCCGGTATATGTAGCCTTACTTAAAGGTACTTTTAGTTTAGATTCAATTGAATTTAAAACACGAGGTGAAAAAGCAGAAGCCCCAGAACCTACAAAATTAACAGGTGACTGGATGAATAGAAAAGTTGATGTTGATGGAACGTCACAAGGTATTGTATACGGTTATCATGAAGGTAAAGAAGGAGAAGCAGAATTCTTCAAAAAAGTATTCGTTGGATACACTGACAGTGGAGAACATTCTGATGATTCTTTAGGTTCATTACCCAGCTAATCCCCAAAATGTTGAAGTTTCAGTTAATTCGAAATCTGCAACAGTTTCAGCAGAATAGGGGCTTTCAAAAAAATCAAAAGGAGAATAATTTATGACTAAAACTTTAAAGGTTTATAAAGGAGATGACGTCGTAGCCTCTGAGCAAGGCGAAGGCAAAGTATCTGTAACTTTATCTAATTTAGATGCTGATACAACATATCCAAAAGGCACTTACCAAGTGTCGTGGGAAGAAAACGGTAAAGAATCTAGTAAAGTTGATGTACCTCAATTCAAAACCAATCCAATTCTAGTTTCAGGCGTATCATTTACACCAGAAACTAAATCAATTACGGTAAATACCGATGACAATGTTGAGCCAAACATTGCACCAAGTACAGCAACGAATAAAACATTGAAATATACAAGTGAACATCCAGAGTTTGTTACTGTTGATGAGAGAACAGGAGCAATTCACGGTGTAGCTGAAGGTACTTCAGTAATCACTGCTACGTCTACTGATGGAAGCGATAAGTCAGGACAAATTTCAGTGACAGTAACAAACGGATAGGAATTTAAGGCGCAGTATATCTGCGTCTTTTTTATTTGAATAAAAGGAGCTAATACAATGATTAAATTTGAAATTAAAGATCGTAAAACAGGAAAAACAGAGAGCTATACAAAAGAAGATGTAACAATGGGCGAAGCAGAAAAATGCTATGAGTATTTAGAATTAGTAAATCAAGAGAATAAAAAAGAAGCACCTAACGCAACAAAAATGAGACAAAAAGAGCGACAGTTATTAGTAGATTTATTTAAAGATGAAGGATTGACTGAAGAAGATGTTTTGAACAAGATGAGCACTAAAACTTATACAAAAGCCTTGAAAGATATATTTCGAGAAATCAATGGTGAAGATGAAGAAGATTCAGAAACTGAACCAGAAGAGATGGGAAAGACAGAAGAACAATCTCAATAAAAGACATTTTATCGAACATTAAGAAAATACAACGTTTCTGTATGGAGCAGTATGGGTGGACATTAACTGAAGTCAGAAAACAGCCGTATGTAAAACTTTTAGAAATACTTAATGAAGAGAATAAAGAAGAGACTGAAGAAAAACAAAGTGAACAAAAAGTCATTACAGGTACGGATTTAAGAAAACTTTTTGGAAGCTAGAAAGGAGGTTAATATGAATGAAAAAGTAGAAGGCATGACCTTGGAGCTGAAATTAGACCATTTAGGTGTCCAAGAAGGCATGAAAGGTTTAAAGCGACAATTAGGTGTTGTTAATAGTGAAATGAAAGCTAATCTGTCAGCATTTGACAAGTCTGAAAAATCAATGGAAAAATATCAGGCGAGAATTAAGGGGTTAAATGATAGGCTTAAAGTTCAAAAAAAGATGTATTCTCAAGTAGAAGATGAGCTTAAACAAGTTAACGCTAATTACCAAAAAGCTAAATCCAGTGTAAAAGATGTTGAGAAAGCATATTTAAAGTTAGTAGAAGCCAATAAAAAAGAAAAATTAGCTCTTGATAAATCTAAAGAAGCCTTAAAATCATCGAATACAGAACTTAAAAAAGCTGAAAATCAATATAAACGTACAAATCAACGTAAACAAGATGCGTATCAAAAACTTAAACAGTTGAGAGATGCAGAACAAAAGCTTAAGAATAGTAACCAAGCTACTACTGCACAACTAAAAAGAGCAAGTGACGCAGTACAGAAGCAGTCCGCTAAGCATAAAGCACTTGTTGAACAATATAAACAAGAAGGCAATCAAGTTCAAAAACTAAAAGTGCAAAATGACAATCTTTCAAAATCAAATGATAAAATTGAAAGTTCTTACGCTAAAACTAATACTAAATTAAAGCAAACAGAAAAAGAATTTAATGATTTAAACAATACTATTAAGAATCATAGCGCTAATGTCGCAAAAGCTGAAACAGCTGTTAATAAAGAAAAAGCTGCTTTAAATAATTTGGAGCGTTCAATAGATAAAGCTTCATCCGAAATGAAGACTTTTAACAAAGAACAAATGATAGCTCAAAGTCATTTCGGTAAACTTGCAAGTCAAGCGGATGTCATGTCAAAGAAATTTAGTTCTATTGGAGACAAAATGACTTCCCTGGGACGTACAATGACGATGGGCGTATCTACACCAATTACTTTAGGGTTAGGTGCAGCATTAAAAACAAGTGCAGACTTTGAAGGCCAAATGTCTCGAGTTGGAGCGATTGCGCAAGCAAGCAGTAAAGACTTGAAAAGCATGTCTAATCAAGCAGTTGACTTAGGAGCTAAAACCAGTAAAAGTGCTAACGAAGTTGCTAAAGGTATGGAAGAATTGGCAGCTTTAGGCTTTAATGCCAAACAAACAATGGAGGCTATGCCAGGTGTTATCAGTGCAGCAGAAGCAAGTGGTGCAGAAATGGCTACAACTGCAACTGTAATGGCTTCAGCGATTAACTCTTTCGGTTTAAAAGCATCTGATGCAAATCATGTTGCTGATTTACTTGCGAGATCAGCAAATGATAGTGCTGCAGATATTCAGTACATGGGAGATGCATTGAAGTATGCTGGTACTCCTGCAAAAGCATTAGGAGTTTCAATAGAGGACACTTCCGCAGCAATTGAAGTTTTATCTAACTCAGGTTTAGAGGGTTCTCAAGCAGGTACTGCCCTAAGAGCTTCATTTATCAGGCTAGCTAATCCAAGTAAAAATACAGCTAAGGAAATGAAAAAATTAGGTATTCATTTGTCTGATGCTAAAGGTCAATTTGTTGGCATGGGTGAATTGATTAGACAGTTCCAAGATAATATGAAAGGCATGACGAGAGAACAAAAACTAGCTACAGTGGCTACAATAGTTGGTACTGAAGCAGCAAGTGGATTTTTAGCCTTGATTGAAGCGGGACCAGATAAAATTAATAGCTATAGTAAATCCTTAAAGAATTCCAATGGCGAAAGTAAAAAAGCAGCAGATTTGATGAAAGATAATCTCAAAGGCGCTCTGGAACAATTAGGTGGCGCTTTTGAATCATTAGCAATCGAAGTCGGTAAAGATTTAACGCCTATGATTAGAGCAGGAGCGGAAGGTTTAACAAAATTAGTTGATGGATTTACACATCTCCCTGGTTGGGTTAGAAAAGCTTCAGTAGGATTAGCACTTTTTGGTGCAGCAATTGGACCTGCAGTTCTTGCTGGAGGGTTATTAATACGTACAGTTGGAAGTGCTGCTAAAGGATATGCGTCATTAAATAGACGTATTGCTGAAAATACAATACTTTCTAATACCAATTCAAAAGCAATGAAATCTTTAGGTCTTCAAACCTTATTTCTTGGTTCTACAACAGGAAAAACGTCAAAAGGCTTTAAAGGATTAGCCGGAGCTATGTTGTTTAATTTAAAACCTATAAATGTTTTGAAAAATTCTGCAAAGCTAGCAATTTTACCGTTCAAACTTTTGAAAAACGGTTTAGGATTAGCCGCAAAATCCTTATTTGCAGTAAGTGGAGGCGCAAGATTTGCTGGTGTAGCCTTAAAGTTTTTAACAGGACCTATAGGTGCTACAATAACTGCTATTACAATTGCATATAAAGTTTTTAAAACCGCATATGATCGTGTGGAATGGTTCAGAAACGGTATTAACGGTTTAGGAGAAACTATAAAGTTTTTTGGTGGCAAAATTATTGGCGGTGCTGTTAGGAAGCTAGGAGAGTTTAAAAATTATCTTGGAAGTATAGGCAAAAGCTTCAAAGAAAAGTTTTCAAAGGATATGAAAGATGGTTATAAATCTTTGAGTGACGATGACCTTCTGAAAGTAGGAGTCAACAAGTTTAAAGGATTTATGCAAACCATGGGCACAGCTTCTAAAAAAGCATCTGATACTGTAAAAGTGTTGGGGAAAGGTGTTTCAAAAGAAACAGAAAAAGCTTTAGAAAAATACGTACACTATTCTGAAGAGAACAACAGAATCATGGAAAAAGTACGTTTAAACTCGGGTCAAATAACAGAAGACAAAGCAAAAAAACTTTTGAAAATTGAAGCGGATTTATCTAATAACCTTATAGCTGAAATAGAAAAAAGAAATAAAAAGGAACTCGAAAAAACTCAAGAACTTATTGATAAGTATAGTGCGTTCGATGAACAAGAAAAGCAAAACATTTTAACTAGAACTAAAGAAAAAAATGACTTGCGAATTAAAAAAGAGCAAGAACTCAATCAGAAAATCAAAGAATTGAAAGAAAAAGCTTTAAGTGATGGTCAGATTTCAGAAAATGAAAGAAAAGAAATTGAAAAGCTTGAAAATCAAAGACGTGACATCACTGTTAAAGAATTGAGTAAGACTGAAAAAGAGCAAGAGCGTATTTTAGTAAGAATGCAAAGAAACAGAAATGCTTATTCAATAGACGAAGCGAGCAAAGCAATTAAAGAAGCAGAAAAAGCAAGAAAAGCAAGAAAAAAAGAAGTGGACAAGCAATATGAAGATGATGTCATTGCTATAAAAAATAACGTCAACCTTTCTAAGTCTGAAAAAGATAAATTATTAGCTATTGCTGATCAAAGACATAAGGATGAAGTAAGAAAGGCAAAATCTAAAAAAGATGCTGTAGTAGACGTTGTTAAAAAGCAAAATAAAGATATTGATAAAGAGATGGATTTATCCAGTGGTCGTGTATATAAAAATACTGAAAAGTGGTGGAATGGCCTTAAAAGTTGGTGGTCTAACTTCAGAGAAGACCAAAAGAAGAAAAGTGATAAGTACGCTAAAGAACAAGAAGAAACAGCTCGTAGAAACAGAGAAAATATAAAGAAATGGTTTGGAAATGCTTGGGACGGCGTAAAAACTAAAACTGGCGAAGCTTTTAGTAAAATGGGCAGAAATGCTAATCATTTTGGCGGCGAAATGAAAAAAATGTGGAGTGGAATCAAAGGAATTCCAAGCAAATTAAGTTCAGGTTGGAGCTCAGCCAAAAGTTCTGTAGGATATCACACTAAGGCTATAGCTAATAGTACTGGTAAATGGTTTGGAAAAGCTTGGCAATCTGTTAAATCGACTACAGGAAGTATTTACAATCAAACTAAGCAAAAGTATTCAGATGCCTCAGATAAAGCTTGGGCGCATTCAAAATCTATTTGGAAAGGGACATCAAAATGGTTTAGCAATGCATATAAAAGTGCAAAGGGCTGGCTAACGGATATGGCTAATAAATCGCGCTCGAAATGGGATAATATTTCTAGTACAGCATGGTCGAATGCAAAATCCGTTTGGAAAGGAACATCGAAATGGTTTAGTAACTCATACAAATCTTTAAAAGGTTGGACTGGAGATATGTATTCAAGAGCCCACGATCGTTTTGATGCAATTTCAAGTTCGGCATGGTCTAACGCTAAATCAGTATTTAATGGTTTTAGAAAATGGCTATCAAGAACATATGAATGGATTAGAGATATTGGTAAAGACATGGGAAGAGCTGCGGCTGATTTAGGTAAAAATGTTGCTAATAAAGCTATTGGCGGTTTAAATAGCATGATTGGCGGTATTAATAAAATATCTAAAGCCATTACTGATAAAAATCTCATCAAGCCAATACCTACATTGTCTACTGGTACTTTAGCAGGAAAGGGTGTAGCTACCGATAATTCGGGAGCATTAACGCAACCGACATTTGCTGTATTAAATGATAGAGGTTCTGGAAACGCCCCAGGTGGTGGAGTTCAAGAAGTAATTCACAGGGCTGACGGAACATTCCATGCACCCCAAGGACGAGATGTGGTTGTTCCACTAGGAGTTGGGGATAGCGTAATAAATGCTAATGACACTCTGAAGTTACAGCGTATGGGTGTTTTACCAAAGTTTCATGGAGGTACGAAAAAGAAAGATTGGCTAGACCAACTTAAAGGTAATATAGGTAAAAAAGCAGGAGAATTTGGAGCTACAGCTAAAAACACAGCGCATAATATCAAAAAAGGTGCAGAAGAAATGGTTGAAGCAGCAGGCGATAAAATCAAAGATGGTGCATCTTGGTTAGGCGATAAAATCGGCGATGTGTGGGATTACGTACAACATCCAGGGAAACTAGTAAATAAAGTAATGTCAGGTTTAAATATTAATTTTGGAGGCGGAGCTAACGCTACAGTAAAAATAGCTAAAGGCGCATACTCATTGCTCAAAAAGAAATTAGTAGACAAAGTAAAATCGTGGTTTGAAGATTTCGGTGGTGGAGGCGATGGAAGCTATCTATTTGAATATCCAATCTGGCAAAGATTTGGACGCTACACAGGTGGACTTAACTTTAATGGCGGTCGTCACTATGGTATAGACTTTGGTATGCCTTCTGGAACAAACGTTTATGCCGTTAAAGGTGGTATAGCAGATAAGGTATGGACTGATTACGGTGGCGGTAATTCTATACAAATTAAGACTGGTGCTAATGAATGGAACTGGTATATGCATTTATCTAAGCAATTAGCAAGACAAGGCCAACGTATTAAAGCTGGTCAACTGATAGGGAAATCAGGTGCTACAGGTAATTTCGTTAGAGGAGCACACTTACATTTCCAATTGATGCAAGGGTCACATCCAGGGAATGATACAGCTAAAGATCCAGAAAAATGGTTGAAGTCACTTAAAGGTAGTGGCGTTCGAAGTGGTTCAGGTGTTAATAAGGCTGCATCTGCTTGGGCAGGCGATATACGTCGTGCAGCAAAACGAATGGGTGTTAATGTTACTTCGGGTGATGTAGGAAATATTATTAGCTTGATTCAACACGAATCAGGAGGAAATGCAGGTATAACTCAATCTAGTGCGCTTAGAGACATCAACGTTTTACAGGGCAATCCAGCAAAAGGATTGCTTCAATATATCCCACAAACATTTAGACATTATGCTGTTAGAGGTCACAACAATATATATAGTGGTTACGATCAGTTATTAGCGTTCTTTAACAACAGATATTGGCGCTCACAGTTTAACCCAAGAGGTGGTTGGTCTCCAAGTGGTCCAAGAAGATATGCGAATGGTGGTTTGATTACAAAGCATCAACTTGCTGAAGTGGGTGAAGGAGATAAACAGGAGATGGTTATCCCTTTAACTAGACGTAAACGAGCAATTCAATTAACTGAACAGGTTATGCGCATCATCGGTATGGATGGCAAGCCAAATAACATCACTGTAAATAATGATACTTCAACAGTTGAAAAATTGTTGAAACAAATTGTTATGTTAAGTGATAAAGGAAATAAATTAACAGATGCATTGATTCAAACTGTTTCTTCTCAGGATAATAACTTAGGTTCTAATGATGCAATTAGAGGTTTAGAAAAAATATTGTCAAAACAAAGTGGGCATAGAGCAAATGCAAATAATTATATGGGAGGTTTGACTAATTAATGCAATCTTTTGTAAAAATCATAGATGGTTACAAGGAAGAAGTAATAACAGATTTTAATCAGCTTATATTTTTAGATGCAAGGGCTGAAAGTCCAAACACCAATGATAACAGTGTAACTATTAACGGAGTAGATGGTATTTTACCGGGCGCAATTAGTTTTGCGCCTTTTTCATTAGTATTAAGGTTTGGCTATGATGGTATAGATGTTATAGATTTAAATTTATTTGAGCATTGGTTTAGATCTGTGTTTAATCGCAGACATCCTTATTATGTTATTACTTCTCAAATGCCTGGTGTTAAATATGCAGTGAATACAGCTAATGTTACATCTAATTTAAAAGATGGTTCTTCAACTGAAATTGAAGTAAGTTTAAATGTTTATAAAGGGTATTCTGAATCAGTTAATTGGACCGATAGCGAGTTCTTATTCGACTCTAATTGGATGTTTGAAAATGGAATTCCTCTTGATTTCACACCTAAATATACTCATACATCAAATCAATTTACTATTTGGAACGGTTCTACTGATACGATAAATCCACGATTCAAGCACGATTTGAAAATATTAATTAATTTAAATGCGAGTGGAGGATTTGAACTGGTTAACTATACAACAGGTGATATTTTTAAGTACAACAAAAGTATAGATAAAAACACTGATTTTGTTTTAGATGGTGTGTATGCATATCGAGATATAAATAGAGTGGGAATTGATACAAATAGAGGCATTATAACATTAGCGCCAGGTAAAAATGAATTTAAGATTAAAGGAGACGTCAGTGATATTAAAACTACATTTAAGTTTCCTTTTATTTATAGGTAGGTGATTTAATGGATTATCATGATCATTTATCAGTAATGGATTTTAATGAATTGATTTGTGAAAATTTACTAGATGTAGATTATGGTTCTTTTAAAGAATATTATGAACTGAATGAAGCTAGGTACATCACCTTTACAGTTTATAGAACTACTCATAATAGTTTTGTTTTTGATTTATTGATTTGTGAAAACTTCATAATTTATCATGGTGAAAAATATACAATTAAGCAGACAGCGCCAAAGGTTGAAGGTGATAAAGTTTTTATTGAAGTTACGGCATATCACATAATGTATGAATTTCAAAATCACTCAGTGGAATCAAATAAGCTTGATGACGACAGTAGCGAAACTGGTAAAACGCCAGAATACTCTTTAGATGAGTACTTAAGATATGGATTTGCAAATCAAAAAACTTCGGTCAAAATGACCTATAAAATAATTGGAGATTTTAAGCGAAAAGTACCGATTGACGAATTAGGTAATAAAAATGGCTTAGAATATTGTAAAGAAGCAGTAGATTTGTTTGGTTGTATTATTTATCCAAATGATACGGAGATATGTTTTTATTCTCCTGAAACATTCTATCAAAGAAGTGAAAAAGTAATAAGGTATCAATATAATACTGATACTGTGTCTGCTACTGTCAGTACGTTGGAATTAAGAACAGCTATAAAAGTTTTTGGGAAAAAGTACACAGCCGAGGAAAAGAAAAATTACAATCCTATTAAAACAACTGACATTAATTACTCAAATGATTTCATAAAAGAAGGCACTTATCGCACAGAAACAATTGGTTCTAAAGCAACTATTAACTTTGATTGCAAGTATGGTAATGAAACAGTTAGGTTTACAATCAAAAAAGGTTCCCAAGGTGGAATATATAAGTTGATTTTAGACGGCAAGCAAATTAAGCAAATTTCTTGTTTTGCTAAGTCGGTTCAGTCTGAAACAATAGATTTAATAAAAAATATTGATAAAGGCAAGCACGTTTTAGAAATGATATTTTTAGGAGAAGACCCCAAAAATAGAATTGATATATCTTCAAATAAAAAAGCTAAGCCTTGTATGTACGTTGGAACTGAAAAATCAACAGTCTTAAATTTAATTGCTGACAATTCAGGTCGCAATCAATACAAAGCAATTGTTGACTACGTCGCAGATAGTGCAAAGCAGTTTGGGATTCGATATGCTAATACGCAAACAAATGAAGATATCGAAACACAGGATAAGTTGTTAGAATTTGCAAAAAAGCAAATAAATGATACTCCTAAGACTGAATTAGATGTTAATTATATAGGTTATGAAAAAATAGAGCCAAGAGATAGCGTATTCTTTGTTCATGAATTAATGGGATATAACACTGAATTAAAGGTTGTTAAACTTGATAGGTCACATCCATTTGTAAACGCAATAGATGAAGTGTCTTTCAGCAATGAAATAAAAGATATGGTACAAATTCAGCAAGCGCTTAACAGACGAGTTATTGCACAAGATAATAGATATAACTATCAAGCAAATCGTATAAATCATTTATACACTAGTACTTTGAATTCTCCTTTCGAGACAATGGATATAGGGAGTGTATTAATATAATGGCAACAGAAGAAGTTAAAATCAAAGCGCTACTTGAAAACGATAAACAGTACTTTCCAGCTACACATTGGAAAGCTATAAATGGGGTACCTTATGCAGGAAGTAGTGATATTGATGGGTTACCTCAAGACGGTATCATTTCGGTAGATGATAAAAATAAATTAGATAATTTAAAAATAGGCGAAGCAGGAATTATTCAAAATAGCATTGTACAGAAATCCCCAAACGGTAAATTGTGGAAAATAACAGTTGACGATAGTGGGAAACTTGGTACAGTGCTATTTTATTAGAAAGGAAGGTGCATTATGGAAAATTTGTATTTAATAAAGGATTTGGGAGCTTTAGCAGGTCGAGATTATAGAGCTAAGGAAATACAAAACTTACAAAGAATAGAGCAATTTGCGCTTGGATTGACAACAGAGTTTAAGTTGCATCAGAAAGCTAAAACAATTCAACACTTCGCTGAGCAAATTTATTATAATGGTAGATCGCAAGCATCAGTAAATAAATCTTTACAAAGTCAAATTAACTCACTTGTTTTGGCACCGCGTAATAATAGCGCTAATGAGATTGTTCAAGCTCGAGTTAATGTAAATGGCGAAACCTTTGATACATTAAAAGAACATTTAGACGATTGGGAAACCAAAACTCAAATTAATAAAGAAGAAACTATAAGAGAACTAAATAAGGCTAAACAACAAATTCTTGATATCGAGTACCGTTTTGAACCTGATAAGCAAGAGTTTTTATTTGTGACAGAACTTGCACCTCTTACAAATGCAGTAATGCAATCCTTCTGGTTTGATAATAGAACAGGCATAGTATACATGACACAAGCTAGAAATAATGGCTATATGCTAAGTCGTTTAAGACCTAATGGTCAATTTATAGACAGCTCATTGATTGTAGGTGGGGGTCATGGTACACATAACGGTTATAGATATATTGATGATGAGTTATGGATTTATAGTTTTATCTTAAATGGTAATAATGAGAATACATTAGTTCGTTTCAAGTATACGCCTAATGTGGAAATTAGCTATGGCAAGTATGGTATGCAAGATGTATTTACAGGACACCCAGAAAAACCCTACATCACCCCTGTCATAAATGAAAAAGAAAATAAAATTCTATACAGAATTGAGAGACCTAGAAGTCAGTGGGAACTTGAAAACTCAATGAATTATATAGAGATAAGAAGTTTAGACGATGTTGATAAAAATATTGATAAAGTTTTGCATAAAATCAGTATCCCTATGAGACTAACAAACGAAACCCAACCAATGCAGGGTGTGACTTTTGATGAAAAATACTTGTATTGGTATACAGGAGACAGTAATCCAAATAATAGAAACTATTTAACGGCTTTCGATTTAGAAACAGGAGAAGAAGTGTATCAGGTTAATGCTGACTATGGTGGAACACTAGATTCATTTCCTGGCGAATTTGCGGAAGCAGAAGGTTTGCAAATATACTATGACAAAGATAGTGGTAAAAAAGCTTTGATGCTAGGTGTTACTGTCGGTGGTGATGGAAATAGAACACATCGTATTTTCATGATTGGGCAAAGAGGTATTTTAGAAATACTTCACTCAAGAGGCGTTCCTTTTATCATGAGTGACACAGGTGGTAGAGTTAAACCTTTACCAATGAGGCCTGATAAACTTAAGAATCTTGGGATGTTAACAGAGCCAGGTCTTTACTATTTATACACTGATCATACAGTTCAAATCGATGATTTCCCATTACCAAGAGAATGGCGTGATGCAGGTTGGTTCTTGGAAGTTAAGCCACCACAAACTGGCGGTGATGTAATTCAGATATTGACGCGTAATAGTTATGCAAGGAATATGATGACTTTTGAAAGGGTGCTTTCTGGAAGAACTGGAGACATTTCGGACTGGAATTATGTGCCTAAAAATAGTGGTAAATGGGAGAGAGTACCTTCATTCATCACAAAAATGTCAGATATTAACATAGTAGGCATGTCGTTTTATTTAACTACGGATGATACAAAACGTTTTACAGATTTTCCAACTGAACGTAAAGGGGTAGCTGGTTGGAACTTATATGTAGAAGCTTCAAACACAGGTGGCTTTGTTCATAGGCTAGTTCGTAATAGTGTTACAGCATCTGCTGAGATACTATTGAAAAATTATGATAGTAAAACAAGTTCAGGGCCATGGACTTTACACGAAGGGAGAATTATAAGTTAATGAGTAATTTAGAGAAATCTGTAGCTATAAATTTAGAAAACACAGCGCATTATGAAAATATTTCAAATCTAGATATAACTTTTAGAACAGGAGAGAGTGATTCTTCTGTTCTTCTTTTTAATATCATTAAAAATAATCAACCGTTATTACTGAGTGAAGAAAATATCAAAGCACGAATAGCGATTCGAGGTAAAGGAGTAATGGTAGTTGCTCCACTAGAAATATTAGATCCATTTAAAGGTATTTTAAAATTTCAATTACCTAATGATGTAATTAAAAGAGATGGAAGTTATCAAGCTCAAGTTTCGGTTGCAGAATTAGGTAATTCAGACGTGGTAGTTGTAGAGAGAACTATCACATTTAACGTTGAAAAAAGTTTGTTTAGCAAGATTCCCTCTGAAACAAAACTACACTATATTGTTGAGTTTCAAGAATTAGAAAAAACTATTATGGATCGCGCGAAAGCAATGGACGAGGCTATAAAAAATGGTGAGGATTATGCGAGTCTGATTGAAAAAGCTAAAGAAAAAGGTCTATCAGATATTCAAATAGCAAAATCTTCAAGTATTGATGAATTAAAGCAACTTGCTAATAGCCGTATATCTGATTTGGAAAATAAAGCGCAAGCATATTCAAGAACATTCGATGAGCAAAAGCGATATATGGATGAGAAACATGAAGCCTTCAAGCAGTCAGTGAATAGTGGTGGTTTAGTCACAAGTGGTTCTACTTCAAATTGGCAAAAAGCTAAGATTACTAAAGATGATGGTAAGATAATGCAGATTACTGGATTTGATTTTAATAATCCAGAACAAAGAATAGGTGATTCAACCCAATTTATTTATGTTTCGCAAGCTATAAATTATCCAAGAGGTGTTAGTACTAACGGTACTGTCGAATATTTAGTAGTAACTTCAGACTACAAGCGTATGACTTATCGACCGAACGGTACAAATAAAGTGTTTGTTAAAAGAAAAGAAGCGGGTTCATGGTCTGAGTGGTCAGAATTAGCTATTAATGATTACAATACACCTTTTGAAACTGTTCAAAGTGCTCAATCAAAAGCTAATATGGCCGAAAGTAACGCTAAATTATACGCAGATGACAAGTTTAATAAAAGGTATTCGGTTATTTTTGATGGAACAGCAAATGGTGTGGGCTCTACATTGTACTTAAATGAGAGTTTAGACCAATTTATTTTATTAATTTTTTATGGGACTTTTCCAGGTGGTGACTTTACAGAGTTTGGCAGCCCTTTTGGAGGAGGAAAGATTTCATTGAATCCCTCAAATCTTCCAGATGGTGATGGAAACGGCGGAGGTGTTTATGAGTTTGGATTAACTAAATCTAGTCGTACATCTTTAACTATATCAAACGATGTCTATTTCGACTTAGGAAGTCAAAGAGGCTCTGGTGCGAACGCAAATAGAGGGACAATTAACAAAATTATAGGAGTGAGAAGATAATGCAAATATTAGTTAACAAACGCAATGAGATTATTTCATACGCTGTTATTGGTGGTTTTGAAGAAGGTATTGATATAGAAAGTCTTCCAGAAAACTTCTCTCAAGTTTTTAGACCTAAAGTATTTAAATATTCAGATGGAAAAATAATTTTTAATGAAGATTATACAGAGGAAAAGGATGACTCACATCAACAGATTGATAATGAAGAGAATAGTACAGGTGCTTCTGATGACATATTACGAAAAATGGTTGCTAGTATGCAGAAGCAAGTTGTTCAAAGTACAAAGTTATTGATGCAAGTTAATAAACAAAACGCTTTGATGGCAAAACAGATTGTAGCATTCAATAAAAAATTAGAAGAGATTAAAGGAGAGACGGAAAATGCTTAAATTGATTTCACCAACTTTCGAAGATATTAAAACATGGTATCAATTGAAAGAATATACTAAAGAAGATATAGCGTGGTATGTAGACATGGAAGTTATAGATAAAGAGGAATACGCAATTATTACAGGAGAAAAGTATCCAGAAAATCTAGTGTCATAGGCCAAGAGTCTATGGCTTTTTAATTTGAATAAAGTGGGTGGCAGAATGTTTGGATTTACCAAACGACATGAACAAGATTGGCGTTTAACGCGTTTAGAAGAAAATGATAAGACTATGTTTGAAAAATTCGACAGAATAGAAGATAGTCTGAGAGCGCAAGAAAAGATTTATGACAAATTAGATAGAAATTTTGAAGAATTAAAGCGCGACAAAGAAGAAGATGAAAAAAATAAGGAAAAAAATGCCAAAAACATTAGAGACATTAAGATGTGGATTCTTGGATTAATAGGGACGATACTAAGTACGTTTGTTATAGCAATTTTAAAAACAGTATTCGGTATTTAAAGGAGGTGATTACCATGCTTAAAGGGATTTTAGGTTATAGTTTTTGGGCTTGTTTTTGGTTCGGTAAATGCAAATAACGATTAAAGGTCAGTGCTTCGGCACTGGCTTTTTATTTTGGATAAAAGGAGCAAATAAATGGATATTAACTGGAAATTGAGATTTAAAAATAAAGCGGTATTAACGGGATTGATTGGGGCATTATTGCTATTTATCAAGCAAATCACAGATTTATTCGGATTCGATTTATCAAATCAATTAAATCAAGCTAGCGCGATTATAGGCGCTATCCTCACGCTACTTACAGGTATTGGCGTTATTACTGACCCAACGTCAAAAGGTGTTGCCGATTCATCTATAGCACAGACTTATCAAGCGCCTAGAGATAGTAGCAAAGAAGAACAACAAGTCACTTGGAAAACTTCACAAGATGCTAGCTTAACGCCCGAATTAAGCACGAAAGCCCCAAAAGAATATGATACATCACAGCCGTTTACAGACGCCTCTAACGATGTTGGCTTTGACGTAAACGAATATCATTATGGAGGTGGCGACAATGCAAGCAAAATTGACTAAAAAAGAGTTTATAGAGTGGTTGAAAACATCTGAGGGAAAACAATTTAATATCGACCTTTGGTATGGATTTCAATGCTTTGATTATGCCAATGCAGGTTGGCAAGTCTTATTTGGCTACAACTTAAAAGGTGTAGGTGCCAAAGACATCCCAAGTGCTAATAATTTTAACGGACTAGCTACTGTATACCAAAATACACCAGACTTCTTAGCGCAACCTGGCGACATGGTTGTGTTCGGTAGCAACTACGGTGCTGGATATGGTCACGTAGCATGGGTAATTGAAGCAACTTTAGATTATATCATTGTATATGAACAGAATTGGCTCGGCGGTGGCTGGACAGACGGTGTACAACAACCTGGCTCTGGTTGGGAAAAAGTTACAAGACGCCAACACGCTTACGACTTCCCTATGTGGTTTATCCGTCCTAACTTCAAAAGCGAAACAGCTCCGCGATCAGTACAATCTCCTACGCAAGCATCTAAAAAGGAAACGGCTAAGCCACAACCTAAAGCGGTAGAACTTAAAATCATCAAAGATGTAGTTAAAGGTTACGACCTACCTAAGCGTGGTAGTAACCCTAAGTTTATAGTTATTCACAACGACGCAGGAAGCAAAGGAGCAACAGCAGAAGCATATCGTAATGGATTAGTTAACGCACCTTTATCGAGATTAGAAGCAGGTATTGCGCATAGTTATGTATCAGGTAACACAGTGTGGCAAGCCTTAGACGAATCACAAGTAGGCTGGCATACAGCGAACCAAATAGGCAATAAATATGGTTACGGTATTGAAGTGTGTCAATCAATGGGTGCAGATAATGCTACGTTCTTAAAAAATGAACAGGCAACTTTTCAAGAATGCGCTAGATTGTTGAAAAAATGGGGATTACCAGCAAACAGAAACACAATCAGATTGCACAATGAATTTACTTCAACATCATGCCCGCACAGAAGCTCAGTATTGCATACTGGTTTTGACCCAGTAACGCGTGGTTTATTACCAGAAGATAAACGACTACAGCTTAAAGACTACTTTATCAAGCAGATTAGGGCGTACATGGATGGTAAAATACCGGTTGCCACTGTCTCTAATGAGTCAAGCGCTTCAAGTAATACAGTTAAACCAGTTGCAAGTGCATGGAAACGTAATAAATATGGTACTTACTACATGGAAGAAAGTGCTAGATTCACAAACGGTAATCAACCAATCACTGTAAGAAAAATAGGACCATTCTTATCATGCCCGGTAGCTTACCAATTCCAACCTGGTGGGTATTGTGATTATACAGAAGTGATGTTACAAGATGGTCATGTTTGGGTAGGATATACATGGGAGGGGCAACGTTATTACTTGCCTATTAGAACATGGAATGCTTCTGCCCCACCTAATCAGATATTAGGTGACTTATGGGGAGAAATCAGTTAGAATGACATAGTCATGTCTATTTAAGCAGGTGCGTTACACACCTGCTTTCTATTTACATTTAAAGATAAAATGTGCTATTATTTTACTAGAACTTTTTAACATTTCTCTCAAGATTTAAATGTGGATAACAGGCAGGTACTTCGGTACTTGCCTATTTTTTTATGCAAAAAAAACGAAAAAAGTTTATAAAAAGGGTTGATTCGTACGCTATGCCGTGCTATAATAAGGTATACCAGTTGAGAGGAGGCAAGAAAGTGTTAGATTTTATTGAGAGAATAACAAATATCGCCTTAACAGTGGTGTCGACAATGGTCCTCGTCAAATCACTGAAAGGCGATAAAGAAAAGTAAGGTTAAGCCCTTAGGGGCTTACCTACTGTTATAATTCTAACACGATAATAATATGAAAACAATTTCAATACTACTAGTTATTTGTTTGTGGGTTAATTTGTTTATCAATTTCGGAGAAACAAACGTATTGCTGAATGTAGCTACTACATTTGTATTACTAAAATTATTAAAAGAAAGAAAGCGTGATTAAAAAATGAGTGAAATTAAAACTATTATAGGTGAAGTGGAAAAATTGCTAGCTAATAATACACCATACAGTATTTCAAAAAAATCTGGTATACCACGTCAAACTGTTACGGATTTAAAGGTAGGTAACACTAAAATACACGACGCTAAATTTAAAACAATAATAAAGTTATACGAGTATCAAAGATCGCTTGAGAACGAAGAAGATTAATAGAGGAGCCAAAAATATGTTTGTTACAAAAGAAAAGTTTAAAAATTTGAATGTAAAAGAAGTATTTGAATAGGGTAAGAACTTTATAAAAATTACAGATGGAAGACATGAAATATATTGGGTAAACGATAGATACGTAGTACTTGACCATAAAAAAGGCGATTTGTACCCGCAAAAAGCATACCCAAAATATATCGAAAGAAAATTAGTAAGTTAAATAAACAGAAACCACGTCTCAATGGACGTGGTTATTTTTGTCGCGCGTGTCAAATACGTGTCAATTTAGTTCTATTTATTTAGTGTTTTTTCTGAAGTTAAATGCTTTCAAATAGCTTAGTTATAGTTTTTTCGGTTATATGACAAAATAAAATTTATCCCTTACCTTCCGTTATAGCGCTTAAAATGGTTTGAAATCATTTTAAGCGCTATTTTTATTTTCGACTCAAACCCTTGATATATCTGCATTTGATCTATTATCCTCATTTTTTACACTTCTTATTTATTTATATCCATTTAAAATTTTTTAGCCACTATGTGACTAATTTTTGATGATTAATCTTAATTTTAGTCACAAGATTTTGAAGTTTAGTCACAAAAGAAATCATTAAGATTTTTTTCTATAAATTAAGTTTCATTTTCTTCAAATTCTTTAATCAAATGCGAATATGTTTTAAGCGTTGTATGTATATCTGCATGACCTAATCGTTTTGATATGTAATGTATAGGTGTTCCTTAAAGAAAATCGAATATTATATATTGAAAAATTAAGATAAAAAAGTTATAATATAATCAATCGGCATCTACGTGCGGATTTTAAAGAAAAGCGTAGCATAACCAGGAGTTAGTCAATTTTTAATAAATTCGACTAAATTATTAATAAAGGCTAAAGTAATTAGTTTACTTTAGCCTTTATTGCATTTGTAATATATAGAACTGCGAACAGGGGACTACTATTAATTTATGTGATTAAAGTTTCAATGATATTTGATATATTAGACCATTTCAAAATCGCAAGGTTCTCATGTTCTGCTACAGTTTGCGCTCTTTGGAAGATATATATCATATACTATTACTAACATGATAGGTTATAAATTATTTCTGGATGGACTGGTAGGTATAATATGTCGATATATATAAGCTTTATTAGTTATTTTGTTGAAATCTAAGTTGAATTTAATATTTTAAAAAAGTGCAAATCAATGATCATTATTATGAAATTCTTTAGGTGTGTAACTTAATATTAGAATCCGCCGATTTATGATGTCTTATCAACAATAAAAAAACTTTTGATTAATTTAGTGTGTACTATAAATTTTACTTAAGTTGCTTCGCGTTTAGTTAAAAAAGTTCCTTTTATAACGTTTACTTTTATGGTCAAAGTCATAATAACGTTTATCTTTATCAAATCTACTGATAAACTTATTATTACTGAAATTTGTCAAAAAATAAGGGTAGGAGGGCTACCCTGTGGAATTAATTATCATTATTTATAATTTCAGAAACTCTATCATTGTATTCTCTTTGTGACAGACCATGATAGTCTTTTTGCATTGTAAGCTCTTCAATTTGTTTTTGAGCCTGCTCAGACATACCCTCTGTAGAAAAATCAGTGGGAGGCATATTATTTAAATCAACTTTTTGCTTTTTGTTTTGTTGAACTTGGGCATTTTGCTGAGGAACACTATTTTGTGGTAACTGTTGTTGCGGTTGTTGAACCGATTGCTCTTGTGATTGGGGTTGTTCAACGGTTTGATTATCTGGTTGTTGTTGTGTTGCAACTTCTTTTTCCTTGTCTTTTTTCGATTTATTTTCCTTTTCCTTCTCAATTTTCTTTTCTTTTGATTTAACTTCTTTTTTAGATTCTTCCTTATTCTCATCATTTCCGCATGCGACTAGCACTAACGTACTAGCTAATAATAAACCTAATAATCTCTTCATTTTCATTTCTCCTATGTTTATATTATATTAAATCACCATATAGGCGCGATTAATTATAGATATGATAGCTATAAATAACTTTACCTATCACTTTGATTTCATCAATAGAATTTTAATCGTAAGTATTAGATTTTAAATTCACTTGAATAATCTATGTGTTTATATGTCATTTTGTTTCAGAGCGTTTTACACATTCAACTGTATATTTGCGACCTTTACGCAATACGAGCATATCATTGCTATTAAATCTATCATCACTAGAATTAATATAATAATGAACTACAATGTGAGAACCGGTAACAAGGATTTTATTCATATCTTTCTGGTTCTAGACCCTTCTCTCTTAATGCTTGATCTCTACTTTCTTGTGCTCTTTAATCTCCTTCAGATTTATAGAAACGATTATACTCTCTGTGTCTGTTTCTCACACTACATATCTATCTATAATAGAATTGTTTATATCTGAGTGAGATTAAACACTATAACTTTCTATAACTGAGTAATTATTTTTACTGCACTTTAGTTATAAGTAAATCTATATTTCAAAAATTAAACAAGTTCTGAAATCATAGTATTGTCCAATTAAGTTCAGACAATACATTCAATTAATTATAAAATAAACAAAAGAATAGCGCAATATAGAATTCTATATATTAAATAGTTATAAATATTAGTATAAATTTATCATTCATTCTACACTATTTTAATGGAAATAGCATGAAATGTTCATCAATATATAATAGCTATTGTCATATACGTATCAAGAAAAAGATTTTCTGACTCGTTGACCTTGTTCTTTTTTGTTCTAAAATAAAACGTGAAAATAAAAAATTATCTGCTTTTTATTTGTTCGACTAGCAACTATTGTTTTTTATTCATTTACATCGATATGAGTTTTTGGATATTTTAATTCATTTATTAATAATTTTACGTGCTCGTCGTCAAGACTATTTAAGTCAAGTTTAGCCATGACTGTTCCTCCTTTAACGTTGTATAGGCATTAATTTTTAATACTTTCTTATTTGAAAAAAGCAAAAAAAGATAGGTGAGATGCATATACAACAAAAAGTGTATATTATCAATTTAGCATCTCGCAATATAATTTTATACAATGTATAATAAGATTTAAAGATGCAGCTCATCAACATTTTCATAAGGGATTTTTAAAATTAAGTATTGAAAAATAAAATATTTATATTATAATATAAATAAGTCAACGACCATGCGTGGACAGTATAACGAAGTACATGCGAATGTAGTAGCCGTTTACTATGAGACTAGGCATTATAATTGAATATCATAGTATAAATTGCCATGAGAGTAGAAGCTTCAGTTTATTAAGACTTCGAAATCATGGTTTTTTATTTTTAGGATGAACTTTTTGTTCATAGTAAATATATATATATGTTTTTAATTCGGCTAAATCATAACATTTAAATTTTTAGATGAAGCAAATTGTAAATGGCGGTTATAAAATGTAGGAAAATGGCGAAATGAAAATGCTGTTTTTCCTACATTTTTTCTTTTTTAAATTATATAATCATGTCTTAACTCAATCTTCGATTGGAGGTTATTTGATTGAGACATGACATTTATGAAGGAGTGCTATTTTACATTATGAAAGGTATTAAACCAAATTATGCTGAGCTTGGTCGACAATATAATTGTGATCCAAGAACAGTTAAAAAATATTATGAAGCAGGAAAAGAAAATGAATTAGAACGATTGAAGAAGAGACAACAAAATAAGAAAGCATCAAAACTAGATCCATTTAAAGAAATTATTAATAAAAAATTGAATTAGGATGTACAGCTATGGCCATTTTTAAATATATAGAGAAAAAGGGTTATGAAGGTAAATATACTATTCTACGAGAATACTGTAAAAATAAAAAACAAAATGAGACTAAAAAAGCAACTATACGCGTAGAAACTAATCCCGGTATAGCTGCTCAAGTAGACTGGAAAGAAGATATGGTAATGCATGATAAGTTTGGCAGAACTTATCAATTCAACATCTTTCTTTACGTTCTACACTATTCAAAAATGAAGTATATCACATTAACTTGGGATAGAAAACAAGATACCTTATTTGAATGTTTAAAAGACGCTTTTGAATACACCGAAGGGGTTCCAAAAGAAATCTGGTTCGATAATATGAGAACTGTAGTTGATCGA